GCAGTTAATAAAGCTTCTGCTTCTCTTCTTTCTCTATCCTCAGCTAGAGTCATTGTGTAATTAGTATCATCTTCGTTTGTAGGAGGAGGAGGTGTTCCACCGCCTACTGAATTTTCTTGTATTGAATCTAAATTAGCTATGTCATTTGAATCAGCTACGTTGTCCTGTAGCAGTGGATCACCTTCAGCTTTTAATTCTTTTGATTTATTTCCTGTAACTCTTCCAGAACCGGGCCCCTCTTTAGGTGCTGCTGAAGATCTTGTTATAATATCTTCTGGTTTTTTTGGTACAAACTTTCCAAATAAATCTTGGTCTGATACACCTTGGCTCATGTAATCAGTAGATTTTAATCTGTTTTGTCTTTCAAATTCAGCTCTTTCCTTAGGTGACATTGCATTAATTCTTTTTCTTTCATCAATTCCTGCTTCAACTCTATTTTTTACTCCAGCTATAGTGGCTAAACCAACTGCACTTGGAAGAAAACCTACACTTGCTAAAGCAGGTAGTGCTCTTGTAGCAGCATAACCTCCCCCTAATCCAAATGCTGTTTGTCCGACAGGATCTTTAATATTTAAAGCATCTGCAACTTTCATCCCTCCAGTAAAACCATAATATGCCGGTATATTAGCTATACCTCTAACTAAATTTTTCCCCATTCTTACTGGACTACTCACTTTCATTCTTTCCATGAATGTAGATGGCTTTCTAATTGCTGGAACTCCTGGTGGTGTGTAAGCTGGTCCAACCATAACACCTGTATTAGCATTAATAGTTTTAAGCACACCTTTTCTAAGAGCTTCTTTACGAAACATAGGTCTGTTTAAAACTTTATTAAGTGACATTGAACCTCCTAAACCTGTCCAGGTTGTTTCACGCCTTGAAATGCCGTAAATGCTCCTATACCAGTACCAACAGCTTGAGCTAATGGACTAGTAGAGGGTTGTGTACCCATTGTAACTTGAGAAGAAGACTTAGGTCCTGCAGCATACAAGTTAGCTAAGAATTCAGCTCTTTGATAAGGTTCGTATTGTTGTTGTAATGTAGATTGTCTTTGTGCATCAAGCGCTGATTGAGCAAGTTGTCTTTGAATACCACCCGAAGCCATCAATTGATTGATGTCCCCTTGAGCCATTTGTTGTTGGCCTAAACCTAATTGACCTAACTGCTGACCCGCCATCAAACCAACTTGTTGTTGTCTTTGCGCTGCACCTAATGCAGTATTAAAACCTTGTTGTTGAGCTTGTCCCATAGCATTTAAAGTTCTACCTTGAAGTTCTGCTTGTTGAACACCTTCTCTACCACCACCAAAAGCACCTGCATTCACTGCTTGTGCACCTATTTGATTACTCATGATACCTGATTGTCTTGCAATTTCATTTGTTACATATTGTTGATAGGGATTTAAATATTGATTTATCTGAGTTGCACCGATAGGTGCCGCTGCACCTGTTACTTGTCCAATACCTTGCTGTACAGTTGGAGCTCCAACACCTGTTGTACCCGCTGCTGTAATACCTTGTTGTTCTAAAGCACCTAAACCAGCTACTTGATAGTCTGGTAGGTTAATAGGATTTTGTGCGACTTGTCTCGCAACGTCCATCAACTCTATTTTTCGTTCTTCTATACCTGGCGCTTCTCTAACAAACTGTGTTTGTGAACTCGGTGTTGCTGGTGCTTGTGATCTTCCTCCTCCAAAAAAACTCATATTATATCCATTTCTCTAGTTGTACGTGTTTCTTTTTCCATCCCCATTTTTTGGAAACTTTTTCCCAACCAGGTCTGGCCATTATACTTAATCTTTTACATTTGTTAACAGTTGCAAAATCAGTGACTACTTTAATTAAACTGTCTTCCCAAAGTTCTCTTCTTTTACCTGTACAAATAATAATTTCATATTGATTGTAATTAGGCATGACACCAATTCTTCCAACACAAATACCAAATACTTTATTTTCTTCAAACTCATCAGATCCAAACATAATCCAACACTGCATTGTATCTTTTTTTAATTCATCTAAAACCCAAGCAGAGTCTGCATATTTACCTGAGAAAGCTAAAGATTCTGCTACCATGAATTCAGCCAAAGGCCAAAATCTCTCAACGTCCTTAGGCTCTAGAGGTAAAATACTTACTAGGGGTTTAATTTGTTTTTTCTTTACCGATCCCATTTCTATCCTTTAATAAATCAAATACACGTTTGTATCTTTTTTGTTGTTCATAGAAATATTGGGCACCTTTTTCTCTCATATCTTTCATACTATTTGGATTTCCTCCAGCTATGATTCCAGCACCTAATACTCCATCTGCTCTTGTTACAAACTCTCCGTCTGCTAATTGAGCTAACATTGTATCCTCGTCTTTATCTCCTACGCCTGCTCCATCTTCTACATAACCTGACGCTCTAACATAATTATTAGAATCATTTTCGTCATGTGAAACTTTTGATGGAAGATAGTTTACACCACCTTCGTTAAATTTTTTTATTTCTGCTATACCACCTACTCTTAATCTTTGAACGTTCATAGAGTAAGGACCCATTCTAGGATCTCCTCTACCCGCTTCTTCTGGTGCGTAAACTTTTTCGTATGCTTTTTCCTCACCTGTAGTTGGATCGATGTAAGTGTATCCAGGTCTGTTAGCTTGTAAATCTAAATAACCCATGTTGTATCCTGGTGTGTAAATATCTGTTGGCGCTTGATCGAATGCGCCTCCCAAATAAGTTCCTGCAGCAATTGCAGACGAAACTTTTAATGGATCATATCCCGTACCATCTTTCTTTTTTAAAATATCTAATATACTACTAGTTGATTTTTCTGCTGCTGGTGTTGGTATAAAACCACCTGACTGTCCCGGTAAAGTTGTAGAACCTGTAAATGTTTGACCAATTTGTTGTCCTGGTAAACCTCTTAAAGATGCAAAATTTTGTCCTAACTGTGAATAAGGAGTTGTTCCTGGAACCATAGCTCCTAAATTATAGCCAGTGTAAGCTCCTGTAATACCACCAAGTATTCTTCCAAGTCCTGATGCTCCTGATTCTTTCGCTCCTCTGTATCCTTGATAACCGCCATAGGCTGCTAATGCGTAGGGTAATAGTGCTTGAATGGCCATATAAATAAATTCTCCTAATTAAGATCTTAAGTATGCAATAATACCATTTTAGTCGGCTAGTTTCAACTCATCTCTAAAACATCCTTCGTATTGATGTTCCCCCACATGAATGATTGGGTCATTGACATAAACATAACATTTACCTCCAATATCTTTCCAAAGCTTACAGAAAGAAAAATCTTCTCCCATATAAGTTTTAGTTTCAGGGTCATGTATGCAATCAAAAAAGTTCCATAAATTAGGTCTGTCTACATACTTACCGTTAATTACTGTCTTTTGTACTATATTTTTATCTGGATACTTTTCTATCATCTTGTCAAACACGCTTCTCTTAATTAGCATACAACCTGTGGGGCTGTGTGTGACTTCCATCACGCCATTATCTAAGGTTATCTTAGAAGCATCTTCAACTTTCATCGGGTAAGTGTTTAAATATCTATGAATATCTCCAGCGTTTTTAACTTCACCTTCGTTCCATTTTGTAAATAGTTTATCCCACATCATAGTCTTAAGTGGATATGGTATAGATATTAATTCTTTCTCTAAATTTAACATTTTAAGAATAGATTCTGCTCTAAAGTATATATCTGAATCTACAAACAACATATGTGTACAACTAGATTCTAAAAAAGCTGAGGTACATAAATTTCTTCCCTGTGTGACTAAAGAAGATTTTAACAAAGTAAATGTAATTCTTATTCCATTTTTAATACAAAGTTGTTGTAGTTCTAAAAGAGCTTGTGTGTAATGCATAGTGACATTACTATGGCAAGGTGTGCAAATCATAATATTGTATGGTGATTTAATTATTTTTTCTTTCTTTTGTCCGGTGTCCGGTTTCCACATAGGAATAGTAGCTTTTTCGTATGGTGTTACTTCAACTTCTTTTAACGTTTGGTAAGTGTCTTCATTTATTATTTCTTTCATTTAAAGCTCCTTTCAAAAAGTTTGTCCATTCCATACCTTTTTTCTGCCAATTATAAAATCGTTTGTAGAATTTTTGCTGCTCCTGCAGGTGTTCTTGCATAAAGTCTTCATGCAAATAAGATGCTGCAAAATCAATCGCTGCCGCTGTATCTTTAGCCATTTGTTCATAGTTTTTAGAGTAGTTAACATACACTGGCCATTCTGCACAAGTTTCGTATAAAGCTCCAAAATTATTAGTGATTACATGTACACCAGAAGCTAAAGCTTCTAAAGCTGATGCACAAGAAGTTTCTTCAAATATAGATGGGTACACAAACATATCATAATTAGGCATCATTTCTTTTATGTATTCATGAGGTTTATAACCAATATAGTTTACGTTAGGTAATTGTTTAGCCTGTTCATACAATCCTTCAAAATCTTTTTCAGTATTATCAGAGAACTCAGATCCATATACTTTACAGGAACTGTAAACATCTAAAATTATGTAAGGGTTTTCAACTTCTTGCATAGCTCTAAGTAAAAGATTTAAACCTCTCCAAGGAGTACAGTGATGAATTAATTTAATTGGGGTTCCTCTTTTATATATTTTTCTAATCGGAAAATTATCAATACCATTTTTAATGACTACGCATTTTTCTGTAGGTATGTCAAAAGCATATCTAAATTTTTCGTAGTTCCAATGACTGTTAAATACGTACCAATCATATTCATCATGTCTTTCTTTATTTGTAAAAAATTCTTGTAGGTTAGGTTGGTCCCAAGAATTCTTTTGCCAGAGAATATTTAATTTTTTTGGATCTATTGGAACTTTACCAGGAATAGAAGTACAGATTTGAACTTGGTCTAACAACTCTTTTGAAACATGCTTTTCAAGCATTTCCATTTGTAGCTCCGTGGCTCCACGAGGTTGCATTATTCTTTAGTTAGCGCCCCCATAGAAACCCTAGTAACTTTGATTTCAAGGTCTTGTCTAAAGTCATCCACAGTAGTATCAGTATTTGGGTCAGCAACATCAGCATCAAAATCATCTTTGCTGGCATAGACCCTACCTGTTCTTTTGTGTTTAATAATTTCTGTTGCGGTTGCCGGTATTTTAGGTAAATCAGACATTCTTTTTTATACCTTTGTAAACAATTTTTGTCTAGCCTTTTCCTTGGCCTTTGTAGCGCTTTAATCTCTTTTGACGTTTCTCATTTTTTGAAAGGGATTTTTTATGTTTTCGAGGCCCTCTTTTTTTAGGTTTATCTCTAGTTACAAAATCTTTAAATTTTCTAGCCATTATTTGGAGATAATGTTATATTAAATGAAACAGAAATTCTAGCCCCTTCGTCCGAATGAGCAGTGACCATATGTTGTAAATTAGAAGAAAATAAAATTAATTGATTTTTTAAAGGTTTAATATAATAGCGTTGTGTAAAATCAGAACTTAATATTATACCATCAACATCTAACATTGAATTTGATATATCATTTCTAAAAAAAACAAGATCTCCTCCGTTTTTTTTTACATCTACGTAATAACTCCCTGAGAACTGTGATCCTGGATGAGTATGAAGAGTATTGTAATTATTTTTTAAATTTTTATTAATCCATAAATTGTGCAAACTGTAATTTGCATTCACATTATAATTTTTAGAAATAGCTTTACCAGCTTCATTTAGTAAAGTTTGACATATTTTTTTATCATTAATATTTTCAGTCTGAAAACCACCTTTGTTTGATTTTAAAACATTTTTATTATTTTTTTCCTCATTATTTAAAACTTTAATAATAGCTTCATCTAAATCTTGATCAATTACTGATTCTATTATAATAGAATCAGTAAATAAATTTACTTTAACCATTTTGATCTGATCTGCTTACCTCTAATATAGAAGCCGTCACGTGTAATCTATTAGCGTCTGCAGCAGTTACTTGTAATACTTCATTTTCTTGCATAACTATTGGCTGTGTTATCAACTGAATTGTAGCGTTACCCCCAACAGCTTTGTTTTTGAAAAGAACTATACCTCCCCCAGCACCTGGAGAACCTGGAAATAAAACTACTGTAATATCACTGCCATTATTTGTGTCATCACAAACTAAAATAGATTTTATAATAGCTCTAGCATTAGCGGGAGCAGTGTATAACGTAGTGACTGTTGAAGCAGTCAAATCTAATTTTGCATTTAAATATGTATTAGCCATAAAACCAAACGAACCTTTCGACTTCTTGTTTTAATTCTTCTTGATAAGTAGTGTTTAACTTATCTTGCATCGTTCGTAAAGACTGATTTACCTGTCTTTGGTTTTCCTCAGTATATTTAGGGCTAGGCTCTGGAATTACTATATCTACTCTAGCCATTAATACCCACTATGTAAGCCACCAGAACCTGATGTTTGTCTTGATTGTCTTGCTGCTGGTGCAGAAGAAGTTGTAGAAGCTGTATCTCCTCTTCCACTGTCTTGAGGTGATACAGGTTGTGAATCTAATCTTTGTTGTATTACTTGTGTCTGTTGTTTGTTTAATTCATTTTGCATTCGTCTTTGATTTATTTCGTAATTTTTTTCAGCTCTTTTTTGCGCTAGGATATTTGAAATATTTAAAGAGTTGCCGGTAAGAGCAGTACCCAAAGTTGCTAATCCTTGCATGTATGGATTAGCCCCCAAGATTGAACTTAAGACATTACCTTTGATACCCTCAAGACCTACTTTTTTAATAGCAAAATTTTTAGCTTTATTTATAGCTACATTTTTTGCCATCTCTGTAAAGTCTGGTAGTTGTGTTGGTGTTTCTTGTACTAGACCCATTGATGTTAAATCTTGGTTTACAAAAGAAGGTGTATAGTTTTCAAATCCAGGTTGTGCTTGTACTGCTGCAATACCATATGGATCTTGAGCTTGTGCTACATTGTTAGCGTAATCTTGTAAAAATATTTCGTCCATTATCCTCTCATACCATCTGGTTGTACGTCTGCTCTAAAAGTACCAAACCTCCAATTTTCATCTGTATTTGTGTTTGCAATTTTCAAACTAACAAATCTTCCTCTAGCTCTTGTATCTATTTTATTAGTAGTAGAGGTTATTGTAAAAGGCCCTAGTGGTGAAGATGCTTCTGTGTCGCTTGGAAAATCTCTTAAATTAATTGTTACTTGAGCATTACCTTGCAGTAATTTAAAATCTGGTACAAATCTTCTCATGCTCATAAATAGTTGTCCGTTTCCTTCATTATTTATGGAAAAATCTCCGGATTCTATGAAAGCAGGAATTACAGTTTTGTTGCCTGCGCTATCAACTTCGTTTGTTCCAACTTCGTGAGCATAATAAATAGTCGAACCATTTACATTAGTAACTCCTTGAACCAAAGGAAAAGTGGGTGTAGCTGTTGAATTAAATTCAGTAGCGTATGGAACATCGTATAAATTAGCATCTACCCATGTAGTTCTAGATAATGATCCTGTGGTCCAAGTTCCGCTTTGGTAATTATAGGTTACACATCTATCATTAAAGGAAGATCCTGATTTAGGGTAGAACCAAGTCAGTTCCTCATATAGGTGATTTAAACCTACATACACTGATTCACCATTTTGGTAATTTATACCCAAGTTGTCACCTTTATTAGTAAATACAAAATCTTCAACTTGGCAGGGTAATGATTTGACTGTACCATCATATACAAAGAATCCACCAGACTCACCTATCCAATAAACAGCTCCATTAACATATTTTATAGAATGTTGTCCAATTGCCCCGCAGTTAGAACCAACTTGTCTAATAGAAAAAGTAAAGGGGGGTCCTACAAATTGAATTACGTAAGCTGAGTTATCTGTTAAAACTAATGTGTAGTCTTTACCTTTTACGGCCCCAACAATTTTAGTTCCAGCATCTATTCTAAAAGTACCTGCGGTGTTAATTGATGTAGGTTGGTAATCATTGATATCTTCTTGATCAGAAAATCTAATAAACATTTTATCTTGGGTGCCAGGAGTTCCAATAGTAGTTTCAGTTCCCAACATTAATAAATGTCTGTCTCTGTCTGATACAAGTGACATTACAGAAGCTGTTGGTGCACCACTTACAATGGTTGCTCTTGTTGTTAATGCATTAGGGTTAGAGTTAATTGGATTCCACTCAAATGTTTTACCATTCTTAATAGTTGCAATTAATTTTTCTCCAAAATTATCTAAAGACCATGATGCAGGATCTATAGTTAAAGTTGAAGATAATGAAGCTTGTCCCCAAGCTGTAAAAAATTCAATACCTGATCCAGATGCGTGAGCCGACCTTGTTCCCGCAACTGCTCTAGTAATTCCCGTTAGATCATTTGTAGATATTCCGGTGTATGAAATAAATTCAGCGCCAACTTTAAATGTTCCTGATGTCGGAAATCCTGTAGTTGAAGCAAGTGTAATAGAAGTTCCAGTTCCTCCAGTACCTGCAGTATCATCTAGTAAAGCTCCGTTTAAAGTTCCAAATACTTGTTGGCCGCCACCCCATAGTCCTGTTCCCCAACCAAAGCCATAAGTAAAACCTAAAGCACCTGCGCTTATGTAGGGGTTAACAGTAGCCGATCCGCTTCCGTTGACCGTTGTCCCTGCTGCGCTAGCCATTGTTATTGTAAATGTATCACTGTTCGGAACAGTTACCACTTGAAAAGTATTTGTAGTAAAATCTGATGTACTATAACCTGCTCCTGATGGAGGTGTTACTGAAGTAAATGTAAATAGATCTCCAGGCTGAAGAGTGTGTGCAGGTTTATTTACAGTTACTGTTGCTGAAGTATTTACAGTATTAAATGTACAACCAGTCAAAGCGGTACCTAAAGGTGTTATATCGTAAAAAGCACCCTCATAGTAAATAATTAAAACTTTGTTTGTACCTATAGCCGCATATCTTCTTCCGTCTAAATCAGCCCATATAAACTGTTCTCTTGCAGCGCCTACTAAAGATGCGTTAACAAGTTCTTCCCAACCACCTATTTTTTCAGGCAATCCGTATCTAAATCTTACAAAATCCCCATCAGTCCATTTACCCTCAGCTCCTGTTGCGGTTACCTGTTTATTAAATCCCGGTGCTATTTGTACTTTTGTAAGAGGCATATCGTATTATACCTTAATTCAACATTGGTTAAAAGAGCCCTATTTTTCTTTTATTTCAACCGATTCATAGGAAACTAAATTTTTTGTTTTTTCATCTAGATTTTGATTAAGGTGAAATAAAACTTTAGATAAATTATTAATAAAATGTTTTGTAGATTCTTTAGATAATTGAAGTTTTTTATGTTTATTTAGAATTTTTATATCTTCCTCTGAGAATATAATATCACAAGATCCATCTTTTTTTTGATTAAACTTCATTTTGGAAGACCCCAGTAATGTCTTTTATCTATATGATAGTCCTCAAATTCTCCATCCTTTTCTACATAATGCAAGAAAGCTTGTATTTGAAAATCACCTAAAAACTCCTCTCTCCAATGAGATACTTCACAACCTAGGTAAATCGCTGCATCACCAACATTTAAATGTAAAGGGTTACCTTCCATAAAAATAGGCCAAGGTGTGCCATCATTACAAATATTTACTGTAACACTTATTTGACAAGAAGGTCTGTCTGTATGTTTTTTTAAAACAGAATATTTTGTATAGCATCTCCAAAAAGTGTATGTAGCTAATAATTCTTTTCCTGTTTCTGCTTCCATTAATTTTTTTTTATTTATCATTAAAGACTCTATGATTGGGTCACCATAAAAAAAAGTATCTCCGTTATTGTTTTGGGTTACGTCAAAACTACGTAAATTAGTTCTATGTTTAATTTCAGAATAAGTTGTTAACAAATTTATTTCATCTTTCGATAAAAAGTTTTTTATTATTTTATATTTAAAATCTTTTCCTATCGTGCCCATGCTACTACAGAATACCTTGTTCCATTTTTAGTTGGTTTTACAGCATGTTTGTAAAGAAAATTACTAGGCCAAATTATCATTCTATTTTTTTTCTTTTCCATAACTAAATCTTTACTACTGTTATTAAAATTAAAAACTAATTCACCTCCCTCATATTCATCATTAACAAAATAAATAAAACTTAAAGTTCTAGGCGTTTGACTACCATCGTCAACATGAAAATTATAAAATCCACCCTCTTCATATTTTAAAATTTGTATATCTGTGATGTTCGCATGGGCTATATTAATTTGTTGCTGGTATTTTTTAAATGTTTTCTTAAATGTATAATTTAAAAAATTAACCCAATGAACCTCAGAAAAACTTTCTGTCCCTAAATTGTGTGGATGCCAAGTTAAGGTTTTTCTTACTCGTGGATCTACTTTTTGACTTGTTCCTGTAGTTATTTTTGCTTCAATAAATTTATCGCTTTCTTTACATGTTCTATAAAAATTATGTAAAATTTCCTTTGGAAGAACATCATCAAAACATAATATGTAATTTTTTAAATCTTCATTTATTTCCATGATTTTTTACTCCAGAAAATTTTTTTGTAATTGTTTATAACATATTTCATAGAAAAAAATTCTGTAATATTTCTTTTTTCAATTGTTTGCTCAGTTATCTTCATTTTCCAATTATCTCTTTTAAACGGTATTAACTGAACATAAGGTGTTCCTAAGGAAATTGTAGTATCTAAGGTTTCATATTTATCACCATTTACAATAAAAGGAAAATTAACAGTGGTTTTAAAAGTATCTGTATCTACTATTCCAGGAATAATTGAAAACCTATCATCAGTATTATTCAATGGAGGAATAAATAAAGTCGAGTATCCTGGAGGTGTTTTTATAAGCCAAGGATTTGAAATTTTATGCACTGGTTGGTTTTTATTTTTTTCTAGTAAAGGGCTTCCGTTTAATTGTTCCCTACTGTGAAATTCGTTATTGCCGTTGTAATTTAAATTATATTGATTAGCACCTCTTCTTGCCGTTGCCATGCAGGTAGTTAGTTTACCTTCATGTTCAACGTTATGTTTTATATAATAATCTACAGGCATTTTTAAAAGGTAACCTGTAGTAAGTGTATCTAAAAAAGGCATGCAGCCTTTTACTGTTATAAGCTCTTGAGTATGTTTTAGTTTTTTAAACCAAGCAGGGATATTATTTTTTATTGGGACAGGGTGACTTTCCTTACTATTTTCAATATATTCTTTTGGTGCACTAAATTCTATTATATTTTCTAGCATACAATAATAATATATATGTATTTATACAACTAAGTAAACTAAAAAAAAATTAAGGAATTTGTAAGATATTTAAATACGTTATTGAATTATCATCACAATACTCTTCCCAAGTTTTTTCAGGTAGATAAAAACCTTCTTCATTAGGTGTTATAGAAGAATAATCAAAAGATTCTAGAACTTGTTTATAATTGTTACAAGGGGTATACATTGGATGTGCTGTTGCATTATATTTTATAAATTCTTTTATTGCATGAATAATTTGACCATGGTACAATTTTAAATCTTCTTCCCTATCAAAATTACCTGGGTCTTTATCAGTGAAAACGACTGTATCATTACTTAAAGAAACACTAGATCTATTTTTTTTTAATTTATTAAACTGTTCAGTAGTTATTGTTTTAATATTATAGATATCTAAGGATACGTTCATATTATTTTTTTGCGTATCATTTTCTGCAAATTTAAACATAGAATTTTGATCGTTAAATATTATATAGGCCATTAGAAACCTCCATCATCATAAAACGTTAAGTGCCCTGAAGATCCAGAAGTTCCAGGTTGTCCATTTCCAGGACTATTAGGATGTGTTCCACCATTACCTCCGCCTCCTGCCTCAAAGCCAACTAAATAAGTTCTGTTAGGTAAAGCATTACCGCCTGGTGTACTTCCATTAGCTCCATTTGCACCATTACCATTATAGCTACTTCCAGATCCTGCAGCTCCCCCATTAGATGTTAATAAACCTGTTACGTTAGTAACACCTCCAGCGTTACCTGCATTTCCAACTCCTGCGAAACCTGGACCACCAGTAGGTCCTGAATTACCTGCACTACCTGCCCCGCCAACGGCATAAGAATAAGGTGTGCTTGCACTCAAGTTTCCTGTAAATAAACCAAAGCCTCCTCCGCCTCCGGATCCTCCGTTATTTTGGTTAGCGTTAGGGCCACCTCGAGATGATCCACCTCCTCCTCCGCCTCCTCCCCAAGCGAAAGAATAAAATAGACTTGCATTAGCCGGACTTGTGTAGGTTCCAGAGGATGGGCCTCCGACTAAAAGTCTTGGACCAAAACCACCTCCTCCAGCAGAACCAGTAGCCGCTGAAGTAATTCTTCCTTGAGCATCAACCGTTATATCCGCTGTTGTATAAGAACCTGCTGATACAGCTGTGGCTGCTAATTGATCTGGACCAACAGCATCATCAGCGATTTTTGCTTGCGTTACTGCATCTGCATTAATTGCAGCAGTCACTACAGCATTGTCCGCTAGCTTAGCCGCAGTCACCGCATCATCTGCAATTTGTGCGGTTGAAATAGTTCCTGTAATATTTGCGGCAGCAACAGTTCCACCTAAAGTGTCTAAAGAAATTTCATTTAAATTTGTACCATCTGAATAGGCTGCATAAATTTTAGCTGCATCTAAAGTGAATCCACTTCCTGATGCAGTTTTAATTGTAAGGTTAGTTGGATTAGTTAAACCTGTTGCATCGAAGATATAAAATTTTTCTATTGAATCTGGAATTGTACAGATTGTGCTAGCAGCAATACTTGCTGTTGCAAATTTGATTACTAAATTTCTTGCGTTTGATACTGTACCATCAGTCATAGCAAGTGCTAAAGTTCCGCCACTTGAAAGGGTAACTTGTTCAAAACCCGCTACGGCTTGCTGTACTAAATTTAAATTGTTATTTGTTTTATCTCCCCATGTACCAGCGTTTTCGCCAGTGACCATAAGTTCGAGTTTAAGATCTGCCGAGTAACTTGATGTCATAAATTTTTGTCTCCTAAATAATTATATTTTACCTCATTTAAGCAGCTCTATCAACTACCGTCCAAGTATTATTTACTCCTGGGTCAACCTCAGCCCACGCAGTTATATTAAGGCTTCCAACAGAAGTTGTCAATTGTATGCCTGTTACATCTATATTTGAAGTACCATTAGCTGTAACAGAACCAATAGAACTTGTTAATTCTAAGCCTCCTACACCTATTATCTGGCCAGGTATTTCTGCATGCTGACCAAGAGTCATTGTTAATTGTTGGCCTGTTACTGTTTCAATAGTAGTTTGAATTAGGTTTATAGAACCTAATGTCATTGTAGCTTGGATACCCGTAACATCTACTGGTGTTTTAAGGCCTCCAGTAGTATTACCTTGAGATATTGTAGCTTGAATACCTGTGACATCCACATTAGCATCTCCCGATACTGTTGACACAGTTGTTAATGCATCAAGTTGATCTTCTGAAGCTAGTACAAATATATCTTGATCTATTTGAATTGAAAAAGAAGGACTTGCAAAAGTTGTTGTTAGTTGTTGACCACTAACTGGAATACTACCATCTGTGAAAGCTGTCTCATCACCAATAGAAGAAGTTAATGATATGCCTGTAACTTGTATAGAAAAATTATCACCCCAAGCCAAACTTCCCCAAGCATCTCTACCCCAACCTTCTCCAGTTAGTGTTGTGTCATCAATAGTTGCTGCTCCTGCAGTTGAAGTTAATTGTGAACCAGATACAGCAAAACCTTGTCCAGTCCTTTGTACCACACTTCCAACACCTATGGATTCTAGACTACCTGTGACTGGAACTATAACAGAAGTTCCACCGGCAGTAGATCCTTGAGTTGATGTTAATTGTAATCCAGTAAGAGTTACTTGATGATCAATTACGTGAGTTTCATTTCCAATAGTTGATTGTAGTTGTAAACCAGTGGCAGAAATATCTACCTGACCTTGGTCTCCCCAAACTCCATTACCCCATGATAATCCACCCCAAACATTTGATACAATATCAAAAATTCCACCCATGCCAATACCATGAACATAACAAAGATAATAAAAATCAGTTGTTGAGGATGGTGTTATTTCAACATAACGAGTTGTTGCGGCATTAAAGTTTGTAGTGTTTGTGTAGTTTGCTTGGTTACTTGCACCATCAAGGTAATAGGTAACTCCAGAAGAAATAATTCCAGCGGTACTTGTGTTTGTAGAAAAAATTAATGGATGGCCATCATTTGAGGCGTTACTTTGTTCAAATCTTAAAGTTCCTCCATTAACCCAAGTAACGGTACCGGGGCCTGTAGAATTTCTGGATCCGTCTAAATAAAAGACGTTTCCAGTTCCTCCGCCATATAGGTTTCCTGAAGCTACGGTTACAGTATAAGTAAGTTCTGCCATAGCTTCAGGGCCTTAAATTAAGCTATTCTTAATATAGCAGCAGAAGTAGTAAACGCAGGGAACTGAATTGTAAAAGTTCCAGATGTTGCAGTTTTATCACTTCCAAAATCTAACACAGCAACTGCATCAGTGGTATTTGAACCACCGTTAGTAGTTGTGTTGTAAATCAAAGCGCCTCTTGCCGTAAGAGTTACGTTTTGAAAAGAAAGATCAGCAAAATCAGTAATTGCTATTGAAGATGAAACTTTAACACCTTGGTTAACAAGTGCTCCACCACCAGCTGTGTAGTTTGCTGAAGTAACTTCAGTATTAGATCCACCGCCTGGATTAGTAGAGTAGTTTTCTGTTGATTTTCCTAAAGTCGCTGAACTCGTATACATCGCTAATTTATATGTGTCTGTTGATGCATCGAAATCGTGACTTCCTTGTAGTAATTCTTTTTTAAATGAATTACAAATTGCGTTTGTTGTTATTGCCATAATTATTCTCCTATTAATTTGTGTTTGGAGTCGGTGAAGCAACCTGTATTCTAGGTACACCATCATCATACTCCGCTCGTCTTCTTCTACCCATTTGTTGTAGGGCAAAATTCTGTACTTCCTCATTGTACTTCTTTTCATACAGATTGTACATATCCATAGGACCTTTTAAAAATCTAAAAGCTTCCGATAAAACACCATGAAGTAACATAGACTCTTGATACTTTGCTATAAAAGTTTCATTTGTTGAAGTAAATTGTGGGGGATCTTTTATATAATTTATTTGTATTTCCAAAGCAGTAGCGGGTACTGGTGCAACTAAAATATTAAAATCATCCCAGTTAGCATAGTATTTTGGAGTCCCTGTTGCTCCTGTCCCATTGAATTCTGATATATAACTTGTATCTCTTTTTTCCATAAAAGTTCTATTACCAGAACCATCAATAACTTGTACGGATCTTAAAATTAAAGAATCTGAAGGTATGGATACATATCTGTTATTAGCTGTAAAGTTAGAAGTAGCATATTTTCTAAGATCATCGTAATCAACTTTACCTGCAATATCTAATTCAACGGATCTTATAAAATCTTGAATAATTTGATCGGTCAAAACATTACTATCTACTTCAGTATAGTTTCTTACTTGTGTTAAAAAATTCGAATGTGTTATTGCCATTATGTAATACTCACTGTAACTCTTGATATTTGTAATTTTAGTTCTCGTCTTCTGTTTTGTAAAGAGGGGTCTGCTGGAGCCATTGTTGTAATATTGTTACCCTCTATAGATTTGGGTGGTGCGCCTAAAGTTATAAAAGCAAAATCTCCAGGTAAAGCTAAATCAGCAATACCTACCATCGAACCACCTGAACTTACTATTGTATCATCTTGAGGTGCCTGTGGATTTATATTAGAGATATCAGTTGGTTGTTGAAATCTTTGTGGTCTTGTGTTTTGTAATGCAATTGCATCAGCAGTAAAATGCCTACGTCTTATTTGAGGGTGTTTTGGTTCAAACTCAGAATAGTGAACTAAAGAACCATTCCACTCCTTCACCATCTCTTGGTAAGGAAACGCCATACCTGATCTGTCCGATATTGCTAAGCTTCTTCTACCAGTCGCCCATTTAGCCATAGTTAAACTCCATTAGGGTAAAAAGATTGAGGTGTAATATAAGTGGAAGCTCTTTGACCATCTTCATCCAAAGCTCTTTTAAGTTGATCTTCATATATTAATTTATTTTGTTGTACTAGTGTGGGTGCATTTTTCATTGCTAAGTAATAAGCAAGTCCTGCAACCATACAAGGTAAAAATCTAAAAACCACATCCGCATCATTTGAATATGCTCCTGCATCTTGAATTCTTTTTATAACGTAATACTTTAAAAATGTGTAAGTATTTAAATTAGGTGCTTGATACAAATATATTTTTGGTATCTCTTGTCTATCTACATAATATTGAGAGGGCTGCCCTAATGCAAGTTTATTAGGAAGAGCAGAGTAAGCAGATCTATCTATTTTTGTTAAAGCAACATCTTGAGTGTTTACAGTATTGGCTCCTGCACCAGTAGTAGAAACAAAAGCTTCTAAAACATCACTTACTGCAGAATCGACAGCATATTCAGCTTGTCCTGAAACTAATTGGTTTTCATGTAAAGCTACTTTCCATAAATGAATACCTCTGTTTGCCCACTCAGCAAACAATAAGTTAAGACTTGTTCTAGCAGATCTTAAGCTATGACCACTAGTTGTAGTCATACCGCATCTTTCGTACGCTTCCTGTATGATTTCTTCTATAGATAGGTCAAATGTAGTAGTCCCTGAAGTTGTCATTAATATCCTTTTTACGGTTATACAATTTCTTGGATTGTATCACTTTTTGACTAAACTTTGAAGACCTTAGGTTTTTTGCGATTAAGTTTGTTTTTAACTTGTAATTTTTTCTTTTTTTCACCTCTTGCACCTCTAAGCTTACCATCTATTTGCGCTGGTATTTGTCCTCTTCCTATTGCCATTATAAATCTACTGCCTTTCCTAAAATTGGTTTATA